TGTAATGAATGATTATGCAAGATAGGGTATAAATAAATCTAAAAGCATTAATAATGGCGATTCAACGCAAATCAAGGGCATTTAAGGATATAAGTCTGTCTTTTTCACCACATCCAGTGACAAAAGACCTTCCTGTGCTTTCAAATGAGCGAGCAATTGCAAGGTCAGTAAGGAATTTAGTTGAAACAATACCTTCAGAGAGGTTTTTTAACTCAACTTTAGGTACCAGTATCAGAGATTCCCTTTTTGAGAACTTTGAACGTTCAACTGTTATGGTGATTGAAGATCAAATACGTAATACCATAAGAAATTTTGAACCAAGAGTAGGACAAATCGGTGTGGAGGTTGATGCATTACCTGATTTAAATAGTCTTGAGGTAAAAGTGCTTTTTGATATCAATGGATTAGATGTTCCAACTCAATCGTTTACTTTTATTCTAGAACCGACAAGATAATATGCCCTTTACACAGTTTACAACTCTAGACTTTGATCAAATCAAAGTTCAAATAAAAGATTTTCTCCGTTCAAACTCAAATTTCACTGATTTTGATTTTGAAGGTTCTAACTTTTCGGTTTTAATTGATACTTTAGCGTATAATACTTATATTAATGCTTTTAATGCAAATTTAGTTGCAAATGAGTCATTTTTAGACTCTGCAACAATAAGGGAAAATGTAGTTTCACTTGCACGTAATATTGGTTATGTACCACGCTCAAAAACCTCTGCAATCGCAACAATTAATATAAGTGATGTAAATGTAGGAGCAACTAATGATAGCACTCCAAGGTTCTTAACGCTACGTTCAGGTTTAGTTTGTGTTGGTAATTCAGAAAATACAACATATCGTTTTTCAATACCTGACGAAATTACATCATCAAGAGTAATAGATATAAATGGAACATCATTTGCTCAATTTGATGATCCAATTAGTGTTTATGAAGGAACTCTACTTCAAAGAGTTTATAGAGTTGATGCATCCACGGATCAACGATTTATAATTGATAGTCCTAATATTGATAGTTCAACTTTAAGAGTTTATGTAAAAGGAACTAATGATGTTGGAATTGGAAGAAAATATTCGATGGTTGATAATATATTAAATTTAACTAAAACCTCTGAAATTTATCTTGCACAAGAAGTTCAAGATGAAAAATATGAAATATTATTTGGAGATGATTTATTCGGTAAAAAATTAGAAAATTCATCAGTTATCACTGCAAGATATATTGTAACTGAAGGAGAATCTGGAAATGGTCCTTCTAATTTTAGTTTCCAAGGTTCATTTACAAAGAGTGATGGAATTCTCTTTACACCCACTGATAATATTACAGTATCCACTGTTACAAACGCTTCTAATGGTGCTTCAGTTGAAGATGTGTCTTCTATTAAGTATTTCGCTCCAAGACTTTACTCAGCACAGTATAGAGCAGTTACACCTAGAGATTACGAAGCAATAATTAAAGATATTTTTCCACAAACTGAATCGGTTGCTGTTGTTGGTGGTGAAGAATTAGATCCTCCTAAGTTTGGTCAAGTTCAAATAAGTATCAAACCAAAAAACGGAACCTATGTGTCTGATTTTGATAAATTACAGATTAAGAACAAATTAAAAAATTACGCTATTGCTGGTATAAATTCCCAAATAGTCGATTTAAAGATACTATATGTGGAATTAAATTCCACTATCTATTATAATCCTGCACAAATTGCTTCAGCAGCAAATTTAAGAACTTCTATTGTATCAGCACTTAATCAATATGCAAATAATGTTGAGATTAATAAATTTGGAGGAAGATTTAAATATAGTAAATTAAATACATTAATTGATCGTGTTGATAATGGTATAACTTCTAATATTACAAAGATCATTATTAGAAGAGATATGAAAGCATTATTAAATCAATTTGCTCAATATGAGTTATGCTTTGGAAATCGTTTCAATATAAATCCTGCTGGTTTTAATATCAAGAGCACAGGATTTACAGTTTTAGGTTCAACTGAAACCGCATATCTTACAGATGTTCCAAATAAAGATGCTGCTGGTAATCTTGATACAAGTATGAAAGGAACTTTGAGTGTTGTTTATAAAGATGAGAAAGATCAACAGAAAGTTTTAATAAAGGAAGCAGGTATTGTTGATTATAAAAAAGGTGAAGTTATTTTGAATACAATTAATATTACATCCACAGCCGCACAAAATAATATAGTTGAAATTCAGGCATTTCCTGAATCAAATGATGTAGTTGGTCTTAAAGATTTATATCTTAATTTTGACGTTTCAAAAAGCACGATAAATATGTTTAAGGATGTAATTGCTTCGGGTGAAGATGTTTCGGGTGTTGTATTCACAAGAGATTATTATACTTCTAGTTACTCTAATGGAGATTTAGAGAGGAAATAATTTATGTCAAAAATTGACAAAAGAATAAAAGTCAATACTATTATTGAAAACCAGTTACCCGAATTTGTGGTTGCTGATTTTCCAAATGCAACAGAATTTTTTAAGCAATATTACATTTCACAAGAGTTTCAAGGTGGACCAAGCGATTTAATTAATAATTTTGACCAATACTTAAAATCAGACAATTTAGTTCCAGAAGTTGTAGTTGGAGTTACAACTAATCTGTCTACACTATCAGTCAATGATACTACAATTACAGTTCCTAGCACAAAAGGTTTTCCTTCTGAATATGGATTGCTTAAGATTGATGATGAAATAATATCATATACAGGAATAACATCTACTACATTTACAGGTTGTATACGTGGTTTTAGTGGTATCTCTGGATACAATGTTGGTATATCATCTTCATTACTTGAAATTAATCGTGAAAATTTAATTTTTGAAGATACAACAGCAGCAACTCATACATCAGGAACAAAAATAACAAATCTTTCTGTATTATTTTTACAAGAATTTTTTAAAAAATTAAAAAGAACATTTCTGCCTGGTTTTGAGGATAATGACTTTGCAACTAATCTTGATGTAGGTAATTTTGTTAAATTTGCTCGTTCTTTTTATCAATCAAAAGGTATAGAAGAATCAATAAGAATTTTATTCAAAGTCTTATATGGTGTTGAATCCACAATACTTGATCTGGAAGGAAATTTAATTAAACCATCAGATGCAGAATTCATACGTCGGGAAGTTATTGTCGCTGATTTAATTTCAACCATTGGCGAACCACAAAATTTAGTAGGTCAAACTATATTTAAATCAACTGATACATCCACAAACGCATCAGTGTCTGAAGTGGAAGTCTTTACCAGAGATTCAAAAACTTATTATAAAATATCTTTATTTGTTGGATTTAGTGATCGTGATTTGATTGAGGGAATTTTCACAGTGCCAGGTAAAACAAAAGTTTTATCTGATGTATCAACAAATGCATCTGTAATAAGTGTTGATTCAACAGTGGGATTTGGAACAACTGGAACTTTAATAAGTGGTCAAAATACTATAAATTATACATCTAAAACTTTAAATCAATTTTTTGGATGCACTGGTGTTGGTGTTGCAATCAATACTGCAGATGATATACGTTCAGATGAATCAATTTTTGGATATGAAAATGGAGATTTATCAAAAAGAGTTGATTTAAGAATTACAGGAGTTCTTTCTGAATTAGTTCCATTATCTGATATTAGATTAGTGAATGAGGGAGAAAATATATTTGTTAAAAACGTTGGTGAAAAAATTAAAAATAATAATGAATCATATAAAGAGATTTTTGCTAATTCTTGGAAATATAATACAAGTTCAAGATTCCAAGTAGAAATTTCAGGATCTACATTTACATTTAAAACTCCTATAGATGAATCTAATTTGAAAGTTGGAGACCAATTTAATATCTTAAAAAGAGGTGAGCAAGTTATTGTTGGAAGTGGAACAATTGTAAGCATTGATAATAATATAAAACAAATCATTGTTTCTAATACTGCAGGATTTACTCAAGATCCAAATGAATCATATGATATTAGAAGAATATTTGAAACTGCTAATAGCACTGGTGTTGAGATTAGACAGGGTAATAATGTGTTAATTACAGATGTTTTAAATGCATATGTAGACGGAGATACTGATGGATATGTTGCATCTAATTCATTACCAAGCTATGATATTGAAACTAATATAATAAAAGAAACTACTTCTGGATCTAACTTAGATGGATTTAATAGTATATCAAATACTTACAGTTTCATTCAATTTTCACCTCCTCCAAACACGGATATTAAATTTATTCAAGGAGATGCAGTTGTTTATTCTCCTGATAGTGAAGTTTTATCAGGTTTAGAGTCTGGAAGAACATATTATGTTGATCCTGTGATTCCTCCAGCAAATCAAAGTATTTCAAAAATTGCATTATATCAATCATCGAATCAAATTGGATCTGCAAGCACAGTTCAAATTGGAATTGGTTCATTATCAGGACATGATTTTATACTTGAAAAACATGCGAATAGAAAATTAGAAACTGATAAAATTGTAAGAAGAATTCCATTATCACAAAATTTATTTGTATCATCAAAACATGAGTCTCCTGTAAATGATATTGGTATACTGAAAGATGGAGTTCAGATAAGATCACCAATATCAGATAATAATATTTTTTATGGTCCCCTTGAATCTGTGGATGTATTAAATTCTGGAAGAAATTATGATATCGTAAATCCTCCAATTATAAATGTTGAATCTTCTTCAGGAACGACTGCATTAGTTGAACCAATTATAACTGGTGGTGTAAAGGAAATCATTGTTGATCCTCAAGATTTTGACATTGAAAATGTTAATAGTGTATCAGTCACTGGTGGAAATGGAACTGGTTGTTCTCTTCAACCTGTCGTAGGTATTAGAAATAGATTTATAGATTTTGATAGTAGAAATATATTTTTTAACGGTGGGGTAGATATCGATGATGAAACAATTACCTTTAAGACAAAACATAATTTAGAAAATGGTCAATTAATTTATTATAGTAGCAATGGAAATGCACCAATAGGAATTGGTTCAGCATATGATAGCACTGATACTATAACTGGAGCCTTATCAGATGGAGATCCATATTTTGTTAGAGTTGTAAATCCAACAACAGTTAGGATATTTAATTATCAAAGTGATGCATTATTTGGATTAGCAGGAATTAATACTATTGGTTTATCAACAGACACTTCTGCAAGTGGTATTCATAGATTTAGAACTGAAAATAAAACTACTTTAACATCAGTCAAAGTTATAAATTCTGGTTCTGGATACACACATCGTAAATTAAGAGTAAAACCATCAGGAATTTCAACTTCCTTTGATACAATCAATTTTAAAAATCATGGTTTTTTAAGTGGAGAAATTGTAGAATACTCTGCAACAACACCTATTACAGGACTTAGCACAACTACATCATATATTGTTAAAAAAATTGACGATAATTCATTTAAATTATCAAATGCTGGTGTTGGTGGAACATCTACGTCAGATTATAGTAGAGGTAAATATGTTAATTTAACCTCAACTGGTTCTGGATATCAAATTTTCAAGTATCCTGATATTACTGTAAATATTAATGTATCTTATGGATCAACAGTTACTGGAACATTTAACTTAACTCCAATTGTTACTGGTGAAATAGTTGGTGCATACTTATATGAAGAAGGAACTAATTATGGTTCAACAATACTAGATCAGCAAGTTAAACCTGAAATTAAAATTCAAAATGGTAAAAATGGAGAAATAAAACCAATAGTAGTTAATGGTAAAGTAGAGAGTGCAGCAGTTGTCAATCAGGGGTCTGAATACAATTCAACACCTGAAGTTATTGTAAGTGACACAGGAACAGGTTCTGGTGCTATCATAAGACCTGTTATAGAAAATGGTAAAATAATTGATGCAGTCGTAATTAACACTGGTATAGGTTATAGTAGTCTTTCTACAGATGTTGATATTATTCCCAGAGGATCTAATGCATCATTTGGTGCTAGAGTTAGAAGTTTAACATTAAATAGCACACAAAGATTTGGTGATTTTAGTTTAACTTCTAGAGAAAATTCTTTAAGTTTTGGAATTTTAGGATACTCCCAAAAAATAGCAAAAACATTTGAAAATAGTTTTACCATTAATTCAAATGATGAGTTTAATCAAATTACAGATCACTCACCAATAATAGGTTGGGCATATGATGGTAATCCAATATATGGACCTTTTGGATATTCTGATCCTGATAATATCAATTCAGATTTAAAAATAATATCAACATCATACAAACTTAACACATCAAATGTAATTAATAGACCATCAGGATTTGAACAAGGATTTTTTATTGATGATTATAAATTTGATGGTACGGGTGATTTAGACATTCATAATGGTAGATTCTGTAAAACTCCTGAATTTCCAAATGGAATATATGCATATTTTGCATCTGTTGGTCTTGGAACAGCAAGTAATAAATTAGAAGGAATATATCCATATTTTATTGGTAAAAGTTATAGATCACCTATAATTAACGATAATCTTATTTTAACACAAGACTTTGATTTTAATAATTCAAATTTATTAAGAAATACACTTCCATATGTTGTTGATGAGGAGTTTGGTGATAATGATTTCATTATTGAGTCAAATGAAACAATAAGACAAATTTCAAAAATAGAATCAGTAACAAAAGGAGATGTTGATAATATAACAATTTTAGATGGAGGATCAGGATATAAAGTTGGTGATTTAACAGTTTTTGATGATACAGATACAGATGGATCTGGTTTTAGTGCAAAGGTTGATGAAATTGTTGGTATTGGTGTTTCAAGAATTGATTCTGTATTAGAAAGGTTTGAAAACTTAGTTTTTGTATGGAATAGTAGTGATGAAGTAATTGCAAATTACTTGCCATTTATTGAACTCAATAATAATAGTTCTATTTCAATTTCTGGTCTTAATACTTCGATTGTAAATTTAAGTGGTTCTTTTTCAGCAGGAATTTCAACAGATACAATTGGTTTAGCAAGAACCATGTCAACTGGAAGTTCTAATGGTAAAATTGAAGATATTTTTGTAACTGATATTCCAAATACTGTTGCTATTGGTGGATCACTTAGAGTTGGAACAGAAACCTTAAAAGTATTAAATGTGTATGATACACAAAAAGTAATTAGAGTTCTTAGACATGTTGGTGTTGCTCATACATTAGGATCAAATATTGACGTTTTAAATAATAGAATAAGTATTCCAGTTAAAACAACTAAATTTAAATCAAAAGTTGATGATATTGTTTATTTTAATGGACCTCAGTCAATTGGTATTGGAACAACAGCAGGTAGTGCAACCACTGTTGAATATGTTGTTGGTGAAACAAAACAAAATTTATCCATACCAACAAGAACTATACACTTACCAAATCACCCATTTAAAACTGGTCAAAAGGTTAAATTAAATAAAAGAAGTGGAGCAAATAGATTTGATGTAGGTAATACACCAAATGTATCTGAATTTAAAGTTCCATATGTTGGAAATGATACTATAGATGTTTATCTTATCAATAAAGGTGAAGACTACGTTGGAATATTAACTACGAAAGTAGGTATAGGAAGCACTAGTGAAGGTTTATACTTCTATAGTAAAGGATCTACTACAGGAATTAATTCAGGTTCATACTTCTTCTCCTCCGATCATACTCAAGTTATTGGTGATATTGATAAAGTTACAACTACCGTTACTACAAA